GCCGCGCACGGCGCAGGTCTGAAAACCGATGTGGCCAAGTTCCTCGCCTCCCTTTGCCCCAGTTCACGGCACATAGCGATTGCTGTGAGCCAGGGATCAGTAGCGGATGCAGCGCGTATTTTGGGCCTGCACCGCAGCACGATCTACGAGCGCCTCAGCGTCATTCGGAAAGCCGCCATAGCAATGGGGCTGGATGGGTATTTCGAGGCAGCGCCCCGACAGTTTGCGCCCCGCGTCGGTAAGTAGGGCCAAGAGAAATTCAAAAACATGCCGGGCCTTCGGGGGAATGCAAAACCCTTGGGGAAACACCTCGACCGCAAGCTCCAGGGCGGCGTCGGGCCCGGCAGTTGTCACCCCCAAGACGACCCCGGAGCATGACGAAACAGGAGCTGGATGATGTTCACATCACCTCTGAAAAAACTCCGCCAGTCGAACTGGCTCAGCGCTCTCCCGGATACGGTCGCAGTCCCCGCCATTGGCGGCAGGCTCGCCCGCAATTTGCCCATTGAGCGCGCCACTCTCGATCAGATCGCCTTTGCGCTTTTGCCTTTGGAACAGGAACGCCGCGCGATTGGTCAGAAAATCATGGCCCTCGAAGAGATCATCACGTTGGCCCGCAAGCAGGGGGCGTTGGGCGCCGACATCGCTGTGACCGCCGCCACCCAGGAATTGGAGGCACGTCAATGAACAGCCCAACCGCACCCTCATCGTTTCGCATCATCACCGCAGATGAGCGTTTGAAAGAAACCCGCGGCATCAAAGGGGTTCTCACCGGAATTTCCGGGATTGGCAAAACCAGCCAGCTGTGGACCCTCGATGCCGACCGCACACTATTCGTAAACCTCGAGGCCGGCGAACTGGCCGTCCAGGGCTGGCCCGGTGACGAAGTCCGTGTTCGCGATTGGGAACGCGCCCGTGATCTCGCAGCTTGGATTGGCGGCCCCAACCCGGCGATGCGCGATGATCAGGCTTATAGCCAGAAAGACTACGAGCGGGTTTGCCGCCTGTTTGGCGACCCGAGCCTTTTAGACAAATACGATACGATCTTCGTGGACTCGATTTCGGTCGCCTCTCGCATTTGCATGCAATGGTGCAAGGGGCAGCCTCAGGTGCAATCCGACCGCAACGGCAAACTCGATCTGCGCGGCGCGTATGGCCTGCTCGGCCAGGAAATGATCGGCTGGCTGACCCATCTCCAGCATACGCCGCGCAAAAACATCTGGCTCGTCGGGCTGCTCGACAAAAAGGCTGATGACTTCGGCAAAACCTTTTTCGCGCTGCAAGTCGAAGGCTCCAAAACCGGCCTCGAACTGCCTGGGATCGTCGATGAGGTCATTACCCTCACCGAAATACAGCCCACAGAGGGCAAGGCATATCGAGCCTTCGTCTGCACCACGATCAATCCTTACGGCTATCCGGCAAAAGATCGCAGCGGGCGGCTGGGGACGATTGAGGAGCCCCATCTCGGGCGTCTGATGACGAAGATCCGCAGTGGTCAGCCCACGAGCAGCGCACGCGCTTTGACGTTCGACATGCCGTCCGAGGCCGACGCCATCCCCACCCCAACACAGACGCAAGGAGCATAAGCCATGGCAAGCGATATGGATTTCAATGGCGCTGACGCCCAGGATGCCGCTTTCGACCTCATCCCCGCCAACACGCTGGTCAAAGTCACCATGATCATCCGCCCCGGTGGCGCGGGTCCGGAAGGCTGGTTGACCCAAAGCCAGGCCAGTGCCGCCCAATATCTCAACACCGAAGCGATCGTGATGGAGGGGCCCTATGCAAGGCGCCGCATCTACACGCGCATCGGGTTCCGCGGCAAAGGCGTGGACGCCAGTGGCGTCGACAAATACGCCAACCGGGGCCGCGCCCTTATTCGGGGCATCCTCGAGTCCGCCCGGGGCATCAAGGCCAATGACCAGTCCGAGGCGGCGCGCGCAGCTCGCTTGATCCGCAGCCTTGGTGATCTCAACAGCCTCGATTTTGTGGCCAAGATCGGCATCGACAAAAACCGGGATGAGCCTGACGAACCCGGCCGCAATGTCATCAAGGCCGCTGTGGGGCCAGAGCATCGCCAATACGCCGAGATCATGGGGGGGCAGCCGGCACCCATCCATTCACCCTCTACTGCTCCACAGGGCTATATTGGCCGCGTGGTGCAGGACCCTTACGCCGGGTCTGATACCGCCTCTGACGGCGGCGCACCCTTCTGGGCACGCTGAGGGAGGCACGCATGATCCCTCGTGATTATCAAAGGGCGGCGGTTGACGCCGCCCACGATCGCACCGCCGCGCATGGCAACACGATGTTGGTACTGCCGACCGGCGCAGGAAAGACGGCCATCGCAGGCTTTTTCGTTGGCGAGGAAGCAGAGCGTCAGCGCGATGCGAAGGTTCTTGTTCTCCAACACACCGATGAACTCATCGAGCAAAACCGCGCTGCTATTTCCCGCATTTCGGGCCTGCCATCCTCTGTCGTCAAAGCCGAGCGGGATGACTGGGACGGACAGGTTGTGTTCGGCAGCGTGCAGACGCTGGCGCGAGCCAATCGGCGTGAGGGCATGCCGGCGGTTTCGCATCTCATCATCGATGAATGCCACCGCGCCGCTGCGACCAGCTATCAGTCCGTCATCGAGCATGTCCGCGCCTTGAACCCTCAGGCGAAGCTCTTGGGTCTTTCCGCCACGCCCGGGCGCGGGGATGGCCGCAGCCTGCGCCGCACCTTCAGCAATGTCGGCTACCATCTGCGGATAGGCACCCTGATCGCGCGCGGCCTGCTTGTTCCGCCACGCACCTTTACCATCGATCTTGGCGTCGATGATGAACTGGCGGGGCTCACCAGCACGGCAGGTGACTATGACATGCGCCAGGCTGACAAGGTCCTGAACCGCTCTGTCCTGAACGAAGCCGTGGTCGAGCATTGGAAAGACAAAGCGTCCGACCGACGTACGATCTTTTTCTGCGCCACCGTCGCACATGCCGAGGCTGTGGCCGACGCCTTCACAGCGGAGGGGATTTCAGCTGCTGTCATCTCTGGTGACATGGCCAGTTCTGAGCGCAGCAATCTCATCGCGCAATTTGATCGCGGGGACATTCAGGTTCTCGCGAACTGCATGGTTCTGACAGAAGGTTTCGACAGCCAGCCCGTGGGCTGCATCGGCATACTGCGCCCCATGTTGCACAAGGGGACATTCATCCAGGCCGTCGGCCGAGGTCTCCGCCGTGTCGATCCGGAACGCTACCCCGGCATCATCAAGACTGATTGTATTGTGCTGGATTTTGCCGGTGCTGCACTCCGCCACGGGTCCTTGGAACAGGACATTTCTCTCGACGAGAATGAAACGCCCGCAGGTGCACAGCCCTGGAAAACCTGTCCCTCTTGCGAGGCGGAACTGCCCCTTGGCGCTTCGATCTGCGATTTTTGTGGTCATGAATTTGCCCGCACCGTCAGCGAAGCGCAGGTTCTAACCTCGTTCGAGATGACAGAAATTGCCCTGCTGGACAGGTCGCCGTTTTCCTGGATCGATCTGCACGGCGACGGGCAGGCCCTTATCGCCAGCGGCTTTGAGGGATGGGCGGGCGTATTCCACGATGGGACGCTTTGGCACGCGCTGGGGCGGCCCAAACACCGCCAAATTCGATCATTGGCTGTGGGAACCCGTATTCAGGCTCTCGCGGCAGCGGATGACTTTCTCCGCGAAACCGAGACCAGCAGTGCGGCCGCCAAAAGCAAACGCTGGATCAATGACCCTGCCAGCCTGCGTCAGGTCGAGCTTCTGCACAAAACCGGGCTAACCGCCAGCGGGCTCGACTTTGGTCTCTCGAAATACGCCGCCAATTGCCATCTCAACTTCCGCTGGAACCAGGCCGCGATCAAGGCGGCGGTCATGCAAGACCTGCCTCGGAGTGCAGCATGAACCGACCAAACCCGCTTCACCCAGATCGCATGACGGCGCACGAACGTCGCGCCGAACTCTATGGCCTGTTGGCCACAGCCGTGGTGCGCCTCGCGGGCCGCAATTGCGACCATCTATCCGAGAATACTGGAGACGGTTCGCTACACTTCCCGCGCAAACAGAGCGGTACTGCAGCTCCAACTCAGAGGATATCTGCATGACCACACATGAACCAATCCTGGCGCGTTTGGCTGCCTTGAAAGCCATGTCTGTCAATGAACTAAAGACCGAATGGCAGGCGATGTTTGATGCGCACGCCCCAAACAACAGTCGCACGTTTCTGGAAAGCCGCTTGGCTTATCGCATCCAAGAACTGACCTATGGCGGCCCCGACAAGGCGACGCGACGCCTCCTGGACCTGCTGGCTGACGAGGTCGAGGGCACGCTGACGCGCAAGGCCCAGATTGCCGATCCCCGTAACCCCGTGGTGGGCACTAAGCTCATCCGCGAATGGGATGGCATCGCCCACACCGTGACCGTGCTGAAAGAGGGCTTTGAATGGGGTGGCCAGCGCTACAAGTCGCTGTCCGCCGTGGCACGCGCCATCACCGGCACCCGCTGGAACGGCTATCGCTTCTTTGGGCTGCGTGAACGGAAACGGGGTGAAGCATGAAGGGCGTGTCCGCAAAATCCACCCGCCGCCTGCGCTGCGCCATCTACACCCGCAAATCGAGCGAGGAAGGCCTCGAGCAAGAGTTCAACTCGCTCCACGCGCAGCGGGAGGCTTGCGAGGCCTATATAGCCAGCCAGAAATCCGAAGGCTGGGCCTTGGTGCGCGATCAATACGATGATGGCGGCATTTCAGGTGGAACCTTGGAACGCCCTGGGCTGAAGAAACTTTTGGCCGACATTGAGGACGGGCTGGTGGACGTGGTGGTGGTCTATAAGATCGACCGCTTGTCACGCTCTCTGATGGACTTTTCCAAGCTGGTAGAGGTCTTTGACCGTAACGACGTGACCTTCGTCTCAGTCACGCAGTCCTTCAACACGACCACCTCGATGGGACGGCTGACGCTGAATATCCTGCTCAGCTTCGCCCAGTTCGAGCGTGAGGTCACTGCCGAGCGCATCCGTGACAAGGTGAAGGCCTCGCGTATGAAAGGCATGTGGATGGGTGGATATGTGCCCTTGGGCTATGATGTCGTCGACCGCAAGCTGGTGGTGAACGAACAGGAAGCCGCCAAGGTCCGCATGGTGTTTGAGCGTTTTGTTGAGGTAGGTTCTGCCACCATTCTGGCCCGCGAACTGCGCAGCGATGGTTTCCGCAGCAAACAGGGCGCGCTGATCGATAAGGGCTACCTCTATCGCCTGCTAAACAACCGCGTCTATCGCGGTGAAGCCGTGCATAAAGGCATAGCCTATGCCGGAGAACACCAGGCCATCATCGACACCCGCCTGTGGGAGCAGGTCCATGACATCATGGGCGAGAGCCCACGAAAACGGGCAAACAACAGCCGGACGCAAACGTCCGCATTGTTGAAGGGGATTCTTTTTGCCGCAACGGGCGCAGCCATGACGCCGTCCAGCACCAAGAAGGGTACCCGAAGATATCGGTACTACGTGTCGATGGATCTTCTGAAGAACCGCGAGACGCCCGAGGATGGCATTCCTCGCCGTCTCCCTGCGGATACTGCGGAAGCGGCGGTAGTCGCCGAAATCCGAAGGGTACTGCGGACGCCAGAAACCGCAGCCCATGTCAT